AACCTCTGGAAATTTCTCAAAATCAGGCACGAGCTGATATAGGACATCTTCAACCACTGATAGATTGTAGCCAAACTTGACCAAGACTTTTTGAACGATTCCGCAAATAGCTTCAAAACTTATTGTGTAAGTTTCACCCGCTTTAAAACCACCGTCATTCGCCATGACCTCAATTCCGTCAAGGTCTCGCATTTCTAACTTACGGTCAAACTCGCCAATCAGTAGATTTTTGTTATATCGTGTGATTCCGTCATTCCCAATCATTTCAGCGTTCACCTTTGATGTTTCTCGCACCGCTTCAATCTCGGATTTTAAATCATCGAAGTTAGGAATGCTTGCCTTGATTTCGTCTATTTCTTTCTTGGATAGTCCTGCTTCTTCTAATTGATTGATAATGCTGTCAATGTCAATGGTTTTGAGTTGTTCGTCAATTTCAGTCATACGCTTTTTGAGGTCTTCCCTCGCTTGCGCCATTTCGGCTTGGGCTTGATCTACCTTAGCTTGCAGTTCTCGTTCAAACGTTTCTGTATCAAGAACGTTTGCCCATTTTTCTCCGTCCCATTTTTTGATACGATAAAAATTACCATTTTTTTCAAACCACGTATCGTCAATTTTATGTTCCATATTAGGGTCTGGTTCTTCATACCAAATACGATTACCAAAGCCATTCATTAAATATGGAACAAGGTTATTGACTGCTTTTTTAGTTTCAGATTCGATATTATCTAGGCGTTCTTGTAAATCTTTGTTAACTGTACTCGCAAACGACTTGCCAACCATTCCAAGTTCGATTGATTCGTTTCTATCCAATAAGCAGTTATATTCGACCACAACCACCTTGGCATCATTGTTTGTGATACCAATCTTTGGATAATAAACAGGTACTATGTCACATAGTTCAATCTCTTCTAAAATCGCTAAATCTTTATAATCAACAGTGGTTGCTAGATCAATATATTCAATCTTGGTGTTAATCTTTGGTGCACCGATTTTATTATTCTTAACATACGTTTCTGCGTGTTGTCTTAATTTTTCAACTGTCGGCACTTCTTTTTCGCCAAATTTATTAGATAAATCAACCATCTTAATTCGGCGGCTGGCGTATATTTCAACGAATTCACTATCGATTATTTTTTCTGGCAAAATAACTGTAACTGTTTCTTGTTTTTTATCAGATACCACTTCGCTATTTTCGCTAGCTTCTTGTTGTGGCGTGTAAGATGCAAAAGGCATAACCGAGGTATATGCCCCAGTTATATCCTCATCTTCTTCGGCAGAAACAATATTCCGACCATATTCAAGAACAGTGGGCACTTTACGTCCTAACTGTTTATGTAACCTAATCCGTTGGTTATCGAATTCGTATTCGCCACCGAACACATCAAGAATTGAGCCAGCCATTCCGCCTAGCACCTTACGAATGTTTTCTACTTTGGTTATATCCCAAGTCACATTCCCAGTGGTTTGAATATCTGACCAAACATCAAATTCAGTATCACCAGTGGAATTAGCAATCGCTAACCTTAGTGCACCTTCCGCATTAATGCTGTCGGCTTTCAGTGTCTGACTTAAAGTCATATACTCCAGCTTACCGCTAATATGATTGGCATAAATCTTAATTACATTCTTGCTATCTCGATTAATCCGAGTAATTTCAAAAGTCTGATTCTTGGTCAAAACCCCAGCGTCTGCTTTAATCTTCATTTCTTTCTTAAACAAATTCGCCATTTCGCCATGAGCAGGGTATTCAATATATAAAGAATATTCGCCATTGCGTTCTCGTCTAGCTATGGCTTTAGTAGCGTTTATTTCGCCAAAACCATAGGTTAGAAATGTTTTTTCTTCCGCACCAAATAAAATAGGTTTCATAGTTTAACCCCCCAATATGGGGCGATTTTCATCTGAAAACTACCTGTCATGGATATTTCATTCTTTCCTAAATCAAGATAAGGCAATTGGTATTGTTCCGACCGAACAACATTATTCCATTTAGCGGTTTGACTGTAATAAATCATGTTGCGTTGCATATCCAAAGTAATTCCTTCTTGGACGCCTTGTAATTTAGTTTGCCGACCATTAATCGTTAGTACGCCATCACCAGAGCCCACTAACTCAATAATAGGCTTGGCAATCGTGTTTCCTTTGTTTTCTAGTGTTCCACCAGAAAAAGACTTTAATTCGATTGAATCCGTATAGATTTTAATCGGCTTGCATAAGAAATTAACTTTAAGATTACCAAATTGTCGCAGTACTTCTTCTATTTCAAAGGTTTCGATGACAGTAGCAAAATAAATGAACTTTGGATCCCAAGAAAGCTTTAAATCCTTATATCCAAGTACATTTAACCAATCACTGATTCTGTCTTCAGCTTTTGTGAGATTATCGTTAGGTTGTAATCGCATAGGAAAGGATTTAACGACTGATTTGAGCCGGTTATTACTTAACAACAAATCACCATCTCGCCCCGGAACCGTTACTGTTTCAATGTCCCATCCAGTCGACTCATGGCTAACTTTATTAATAATACGGAGCCCCAAGCTTGAACTTGAGACTCCGTTAAATTCAATGTATGCTATCAAGCCATCTGACCTCCTTCCAAATTAATGTAATAAGCCATTTCCTTAATTAATCTCCGCATATTTTCAGGAGAATAAAAATCAGAATTCGCCTGTCCATTAGCATTTAATGTATACGAATTGTTATTAGTAACTGAAGAATTACTATTTCCAATAGCTAATCCACTCCGACTTGTGATTGCTGAACGTTTAGCAAAGGTTCTACCATTCACACCAATGATATCCTCCGGTGTTAGACGATAATTAGACATAGTATCTATCATGTTATTCATTGAGTTTTCTATCACGCCTAAATTATCATTAGAGCCTTTCGCAATCCCCTCTGGAATATACCTTCCGACTTCTTTTGCGAACAGACGTGAAGGTGAATGAATCATAGCCTTAGCTCTTGCAGCCCTAAGTGCTTGAGCTACTAAGGCATTTGCAGCCGCAGTAACCGCCCCCAGTGCAGACCGCATACCAGCTGCCAAACCGTTACCGATTTGAGCGCCAGCTGCACGCATGCCACCGACTGCACCCCTTGCAGTACTAATCGCTGCTTGAGTTACAGAACGAACTGCACCAGTTACCGCACCGCTAGTGCTTCTAATACCTTGCGCAAGTGCTTGACCTGATTGGGTACCAGCTTGCCGCATAGTTTGAACCATTTGTTGACAAATAGATTTAATCTTGCTTAATAGTGATTGCATCGTGCTTGAAACTGAACTGCTCATCGTACTAAATGCACTTGATACACTTGGTAATGAATTTGCCAAAGTAGTCAAGGCTGTTTTAGTTGTATTAATTGAAGTAGTTACTATGGCTAAAGTAGCGCTTAATGCCGTAATTGTAGCACCTAGAGCAGTGACTGATGCAGATGTGGTTATAAAACCAACACTTGCGGTTAAAATGCCAGCGCTCAAAGCTACTACAGCAGTTGAAACATTGGTAAAGCTAGTTTGCAATGTAGTCAATGCAGTTCCAGCTGTGGTTGCACTTGTACCTAATGCGGTCAAGTTTGTTCCAACGCCTGGCAACGTCGAGCCTAAACTACTTAGAGCATTTTTGGTGTTATTAATGTTAGAAATAACCCCATTTAATCCAGAACCTAACGTGCCGAAATTGGTAGACACAGTGGTTAAGGTTGTCCCTAATGTTGTGGTAGCTGTATTAATTGCAGTAAAAGCATTCCCAATATTGGTTAGTCCACTTGCTATTGAACCAGTATCCGCTTTAGCTAAATCTTTAACCGCTTTGGCTACTCCAGTCAAAGTACCAACTAAGTCTAGACCAGCCATATCTGCCACTCTTTGTAGAGCATCAGCCATTGAGTTTAAACCTGTACCCATATCGATGGCGGCTTGACCGATTGAATCAAATACTCCAGCAACACTTTCTAAAATGCCTTCGACAGTTTGCCCGAAAGTTTCGATGAGTTTCCCGGCGCTATTAAATATTTTTGTGACCGTATCGCCAAATTGTTTGATAGCACTAGTCACAGAGTCAATGACTCCTTTTACTCCTCCTAATAGACCAGAAAATGCTCCGATAATTTGAGATACTCCACTTGCTACAGCGCTAACTACTTGACTAATCGCTGAAGCTATCATCATAGACATTTGACCGAACGATACTAACACTTGCGAAATAGCCGAACCAATCGCAGTTGCTAAACCTGCAAATGCCGTCACAATTTGAGCAATACCACCTGCAATAGCAGAAACCAATCCGGCTAAAGCATTAATAATTTGAGCAGCCCCACTTGCTACCGCTGAAACTACTTGAGCAATAGCAGAACCGACTGCCGAAGCTAAATTGGCAAATGCCATAATAATCATTGGTAATTGAGATACACAATAGGCGACCATTTGAGCGATGGTTGGAATAAATGGAGCTAACGCTTGAACCACTTGAACAATGGTATTTCCGACTATTTGTGCGAATTGAAGGAAGATATTTCCCACAACACTTACAAGAGGTGTAGCTGCCGTAATGATCGTGGCTACCCCTGTGGCAATAGCAGTAACTATTCCAGCTATAGCGGTACCAACGCTTTCTACAATTCGACTGATGCCCTCACCAAGTCCAATCATAGCGGTCGCAACAGCAGTTCCTAAAGCAATCAAGATCGTCTTAACACCTTCACTTTGTGTGGCTAATAAAGCCAGTGAAGCTACCACAATGGCAATTGCAGCCGCAAAGGCTAGCATATTTACAGGATTCATAACTTGGGTCATTTGACCTAAGCCCATAAGAACGGTTTTAATTCCTTGACCAATCCCTTTAAATGCAGTTGAAATTCCTTGACCAACTCCTTTGAAGGTTTGAGAAAGACCAGCCCCTATACCACGGGCCATTGTTCCAATACCAGAAAACGTACTTTTGAACATGTTCCCCATTCCTTGGAATGTACTCTTTAAGCTCTTTCCAGCTGATTCAACAAACTTTCCAATTGCATTTTTAGCAGTTCTTGACCCTTTCGTTGCTTTATCAAATGGATTCAACCCTTTAATTACATCAAAAACACCTTTGATCTTGCTCGCAATATTTAAAGCTTTAATCGCAACAACCGCAGCTAAGACTCCTTTTGCGAAATTCTGAATTGTTGATGGTTTTAATTTAGAAACAAATTCTGCAACTTTAGAAACCGCCTGAGCTGCTGATTTGGCAAAATTACCAATCGTTGAACCTAAATCCTTGAAATTACCATTGAATCCAAGCAATGAACCAGCCACATGGCTAATTGCTTGTCCGATCGAGCTGAACATTGTCTTGATTGATCCTAAAGCACCAGTACTTGCAAACCCCTTAAATACCGCTTTCATAATCAGACCAGCCTTCTGAACACCTCTTGTTAAAGGAGTAAAATCAATGCTGTCTAATCCATCAGCTAGGTTTGAAAAGGCTTGAATACCAAGCTTATCTAGTTCTTCAAACGCTGGACTTAGTTTGTTTACGATCCCTTCTTTTAAACCATCAATTGCTTCACCTGTTGACTTGAACTCAGTCGCCATTTTAGCGAAATTTCCAGTAGTACCTACTTTTTCAACAGCATCAGCGAAATCACTTGAAGCAATTTCACCATCTTGAATCTTGCCGACCATTTCGTCTAAACTCATACCCATTTCTTTAGCAACCGCAGCCATACCAGCTGGAGATTGTTCGAGCATCAGTCTAAAATCTTGCCATTGTAAGTTAGGCTTAGTCAATGCTTGGGTCATTTGTTGAGATAATGTCTTCATCGCTTGCTTTGGATTTTCAGCCGAAGCCGCAATACCAGCCATACCTTTTACTAGTCCTTCTGCTCCATCACGACCAATCGCAGTCATCTGTGAATAAGTAGTAGCCATATCTGAAGCAGAATAAATAGATTGAGTGGCGAAATCTTGTAAAGTATTTTTTACTCTATTAATTTCTGAATCAGATTTGCCTAGCTGTTTCATATTCCCGTTGAAGGTCTTCCATGTTTTACCAGTACTAACTAGTTCACCACCTATTTCCCGGATACCGTTCCCAACCGAACGTACACCGCTCATCAACGCAGCCGAAACTAAGTTAGCACCTAATACCTTTTTGAAAATACCACCGGTTTTATTTGCTGAGTTACCTAATGAGCTAAATAGAGATTTTAAACGACTAGCACTTGACTTAGCCTTGCTATCCTCCATTATTGTCTCAATTGTAACCGAACCATCTGCCATCTTATCCCTCCTTTCTACTCTTCTGGAGGTAATTCATATTCTCTCTGTAGTTCTCTCATATATCGTTTGTATTCACTGGACTCACCTTTAGAAGGTTTCCAACTTCTTATCTGAATCACTTCAGAAAGTTTTGTATCCTTAGGCAATCCAGTGATCAATGCATTAAACTTCTTCCAATGGAGTTTTCCTTGTGCTTCAAATAAGTCGATATTATAAGCTTGCAAAAAAGAAGCATAAATATAATCTGAGTCATATCTCAAACTATAATTACGCTTCTCCTGCTTATCATCGGATTCTTTTTTAGGTAGGGGAATAATATTCCCGCTGATATCTCGCACAACATCTTCCGAAGCATTATCTAAAATATGTTCATCAAGAATGGCTTGATAAATTTCAATGGCTTCTTCCAATGTTAGTTTATTTGCGAAGTCAACCCCAGTGAACATGTTGATTATCATAAATGGTTTAATAACATCTGGTATAGATTTATCTCTAAGTAACTCGAACACCTTAAGTACAATATCAAACGATAAATTGAGAGGATAGATTTGATCATCAAGAATTAGTTTGTCATCTAAAGGTCTTGATAAATCTAACATCGCTATTGATTAATGTATTTAGCCAATTTTTCGTGTTCCATTTGGCTGTTATACTCATCGCTAATACCTTCTACAGTTTCCAAGAAGTAAATCATGGTGGATATTGAGGACTCACCTGCAAAAGCATAAACTTTATCAAAGGTTCCAGCTCCAAATGTACCATCCCAGGCTTCATGAAGTACTCCTTTCAGCTTATCCAGTGCTTCAATATCTGTTAAATCATTAATACCTTCAGCATCTTGTTTTATCTTATCAGCAACTGCTTGCATCAATTTATAATTTTCATCGTTAGCAACAAATTGTAAGCTAAAAGTTTCAAAATCAACAGGGATAACATTACTTCTCTTCTTAAATTGAACCATTTTATTTCCTCCTATTTGATAAATAAAAAGGGAGTTTAACACTCCCTACATAATTAACTCTTACACACCAGGAACTACATCAGAAACTTTAGTTTCTTTAGGTAGGGAAATCCATTTAATTGTGCATTCAAAGGCTTCAAACTCAGTTGCATCACCGTCACCGGTTTTAATACCAGAAACATTAGCAATAGCTTCCCATTGAGTCTGTCCATCTGAGGATACCACCTTAAACCATACTCGACGATCTTCACCGATTTTATATTTCATATCACGAATTAATTTTTGAGCAGCATCAGTAATATCGTGGTAGCCTTCAAAAGAGTAGCCTGCTGCCACAGAAATTACAGTTTCTTCAGGGGTTCCATCTCCATCATAAAAACCTTCATCATCGGTTTCTTCATCTGATTCATCACTCACAGTTACAATATATTTTGCTAATGGTAAATATTCTTTATCTGATGGTTTAGTATCAGGAGTTTCTGATTTCCAAGGAGCAATATAATGTTTCCGAAGTGCATTTTTTAATCTTGCCATTTAATCTTCCTCACTTTCAATTTCTAACTTTGCGACAATATCCAATAAATAAATGTAATAACCATGTTCATCCCGCTGATTTAGAAAAGGCTCACTGATACTAAGGTCAATAAAAGAATACGACCCATTTTTGCTTGGTAAATCTAAACTAAAATCAGACAACGCCGTATTAATAGCCATTAGATAAGCATTTGCTACCTCTTGGTTTTTAAGTTTAATAGCAATCTCATAAGGTAGACTCACTTCTTGAGAAGTGTCCATAAATACCTTTTCAACTTTACCTCCAGGCAAAGGATATAAAACCACATCTTCCCCTTCAGTTAAGTAATCTAAGCGAACCTTTATCGTATCATGTTGAGCATTTAAAAAATTTTTTAGAACGATGTTAAAATCATGTTTTTTCATGTTTTAATCCCCATTCCTTTTAGACCAGCTTTTCCAATCTTTTTCAGTTGACCTTCATTCAGTCGCTTATCCCAACGTTTCCCAGTACCGGCTGTTGTGTACTTTCTAAACGTAACAATTCCGTTTGTACCATAGAAATGTGCTCTACCATAAGGTCCCGGATAAGTAACACCCCTTTGGTCAGCGACAGCACCCGCTCTTAAAGTACCTTTTCGCATTGGTACATACTGTTCCATTTCCATCAAGGCTTGGTTAGCCATAGCAAACTGACCTCGTTTGATAGCTCCTGGTGAGAGCTTTTCTTCTATTCCAGAGAAATCAACATCCACTTTAATCAAAGGCTGGGGCATTAAATCACCTCGATTTCGTAACTAAATACCTTATTATTAAACGGATTTCGATTAATAATGATATCCCGAATTAAGTAAGTTCCAAATTCATCCTCTACCAAGGCATTCATCCATGATTTATCAATAGTCACCGGACAGTACTGAGGGTAAACATAAATAACACCAATTTTACTCTGTGTCCTGTTATTCTGGGATCCATCATTCTTGATTGACCTGTCAAAACGAACATTACTTAATGAAATAGGACCACCAAGTACTGGCGACCCCCATTCATCTTTTTCTAACTCTAACTTTACTGCAACAGTATCTACTAACAGCCTTTTATCGATCATAACAAACCCTCGCATATCCAAACCCAGCTAGCTTTAACCAGTTTAGAGCGTCGAGTGACAAATTAAATCGGTCAGCTCCTGAATCTATTTTAGAACCTTTACGAGTAATATCTGTCCGGCCAATACGGATACTCGATAATGCTTGGCGATTATCAGCACTTATAACCCCACTCTCGTGGTAATAAGCAATCTGATAAGCCACAGCATGTTTTACCGCATCTCGGCGAATAGGATTATCTATATCAAAATCAACAGTTTTATAAAAGAAGTTAGTATACAAATCCACTGCATTGCTCGCTTGGGCCAGTAACTTATCGAAGTTATCTACAGGTTCGAAGCCAAATTGAGCAAACTCAACTTCTGTAAGGTAGCTCATCGGCTCCCTCCTTATCTATTCCTCGGACGCTTCAGCTTCCTTTTCTTCAATCCGTTCTAAGAAATCACCTAAGTTAGGATATTTCTTATTCGCATTACGATTCGTAGCTTCCGCATCCTTTACAGTCATTTCTACTTCATCATCTTTTTGAACACGCCGACCTAACTTTTCTGAATCAAAAGTTAATAGCGCTTTAAACTTAGCCATATAGAACTACCTCCTATGCACCTGGCACAGTACCAGTTACTTTAACAATCGCTTTCTTATTGTCATCTAAAGTAAATGTACCGCCTTTAGCAGCCGCTTGTAATTGAACCCCATCAAAGTCAATCGCTTCAATCGTACGAGCAGTATTAATACCAATGAACGGAATAATGATTCCGTCTGGCACGAATAACGCCACAACACCTTTTTCAAAATACTTGGTAGGCGTTTCTTCAATAGCGAAGCCTTTGTAGCGTACTAAGCCATTATCATCAATGGATACACTAGAGCCTTTAGCGTTTGTATTAGCTGCCATATCGACAATTGAGTTATAAACTTCTGCAGATACATAAGCAGTCACAGGAGCTACAACTTCATTATCGATATAGAACTTACTTAACTCATTGAACAAGGCACGGACTGTTGTTTCTTGGAAATCTGCTAGAGTTTTGGTTTCAGCAGCATTATCAGAAATAAACTTACCATTTGCTTTATTTGCTCTACGAGTTTGAGCTTCAGATTGCAATTTCAAACGGTCAGCAACAGCAGCATTTAAGTCATTATTAACTGTAAAACGATCAATACCTTCGTGGATTGCTAAAGAATAATCATATTCCACATCTGTATCTGCATAAATAACCTCTGTCATATTACCAAAGCGAGTTGATTTTGCTGTGCCATCTCCGAATGCTGCATTTGCATCTGTTGAATATTCTCCAATAACGACTGGAGTATTATTTGTTTTGACAGAGAATGCCTTTTGATTATGTTGTACACCATCTAAGATTTGTAAAGGCGCCATTGCACGAGAGAATGCCTTACGTGCTTCGAATACTGTTTGTAACATTTGACGATATTGCGGTTGATACATACGTACCGCTAAGTTTTGATTTTCAGTTGTCATATTTTAATCCTTCTTTCTATTTATAACTATCGATAATAGCCTTGAATGGATCATTTTTACTTTCTCCTTTAGCTGAAGGATTACCACCCACAGTAATGATGGGCTTTTTGGGTTCCTCAACCGTTTCGTTCTTGAACTGAGGATACTTTTCTAAAACTTCTCCGATTGCTTCATCGATTGTTTTGTCTTCCGTAACTAAACGTTGTGCCAAAGTAATAACATCTTCGACAGAATCACCATGCACACCTGCTTTTAACGCTGAAATTTCAGCAAGTAAAGTCTTATTTTGACTTTCCAAGTTTTCATTAGCTTTTTGAGCTTGTGCCAATGCTTCATTCTGTCGCTCAACCTCCGTCTGTTGAGACTTTTGCCATTCTTGATACTTTGTTATCGCAGCTTTAGCATCTTCTTCAGTCTCAAAGCCTAGGTCCTTTAACATCGAAGAGCGTCCACTCGCTTTTTCCTTTGTACCAATCCGGTTTAAATCTTCTTGAGTGAAGATTGCTTCTGGTTTTCCTTCTCCACCAGTAGAGTCAGTCCCGGTCCCCTCTGCCGGGTCAGCTTCGCCTTCAGCGAACATTTGTAAATCCAGTTTCAACATTTCGTTTTCAGTCATTGTATTGTCCTCCAATGTAAGGTAATTTCCGTTCTTTTAGGTCTGCGGATAAAGACCAAAATAAAAAGGCTACTTGCTAAGCAAATAACCTTGTATTTTATATTCAGATAGTAGTCTATTCCTACCCGTCAAGATAATTGGATCACCGAGCCTTTCTATCAGTTTTCGTTGGTTTCAAGTCAGACTCACCCCCTTTAATTTGGGTATAAAAATACCACTCACCCATTTGGGAAGTGGCTACATTCCTGGAATCCATTCTTTGAGTTCTTTTAACGTTTTGTACACTTGTTTCATTTTGGAATTGTCTTGCAAATATTCAACACCTTTTGTTGTGATACGAACTACACTTAAGTCATGAATCTCTTCCAAACCATCATAATCAGATTCTACATATGAACCAGTTAAATATCCATCTTCAAACAAATTTCTATATATATCCATTAAATACGGAAGATTAATCCCCAATTTTGCTGGCGTGAGGTCATTTTGATTGATTGATTCTCCTGCTTTCATTTTCTGATAAAAATAATTTAGTAGCTTAAATACAACCACAAAATAATCATCGTTTGCCATGGGGCACGCCTCCTATAAGAATTCCACTCGCTCAACTCTATCTTCAGTAATCAATCGACCTACTGTCGTATCGCCGTCAACATCCAAGATAAATCCGTCACCTTCATCATTGTCTTCAATTGGGTCAAATCCCAGGAAAACCCCAGTTTCTATACTTCCATCACGCATATAGAGCTTTATAATTTTTTCTCTATTC